AGGAAGAAAGCGACGCCGAGCTGCTGGCGCGGCTGCTGGATCTGATCCGTCGTCCGCCAGCCGGGGGCAATGTGCATGATTACCGCCGCTGGGCGCTGGAAGTGCCCGGCGTATCGGCAGCTTATGTCTACCCGCTGCGGCGCGGGCTGGGCACGGTGGACATCATCATTACTTCGGCCGGTGGCCTGCCGTCTGCCGCGACCCTGGCTGCCGCGCAGGCGCATATCGATGCACTGCGCCCAGTCACCGCCAAGCACAGCCTGGTGGCTGCTCCCACACAACGACTGGTCGATGTGGAGCTGCTGCTATCCCTGTCCGGCCTGACGCTGGAGCAGGCCAAGCTACAGCTGACACCACAGTTACTCACCCGTTTTGATCAGTTGGCACCCGGCCAGCTGCTGGTCCGCAGCCAGCTGGAAACGCTGGCGTCCAGCCTGCCTGGCGTGGTGGACCGACGCATCGTGCGGCCCGCCGACAATATCCGCCCGGTGATTGATACCAGCCGCGTGGAATGGCTACGACTGGGCCAACTCGACATCAAGGCCATGCCATGAGCCACGCCACGCTATTGGCACTGCTGCTGCCGCCACAAGCCTACGCCCGCAACGCCCAGCCCTTGCAGATCGAACTACAGGCTGAAGGCCGAGCACTGGATGTGGCCGAGCGCGATGGCCTGCAGGCCGCTGCCGCCATCTCGCCCTTCTTTGCCGAGTACACCCTGCCGGACTGGGAGCGGGTGTGCGACTTAACGCCCGCACCCGCTGCCGGCTATCAGCAGCGGCTGCAGGCGGTACTGGCCAAGCTGGCCGCCACCGGCGGACTGAGCATTCCTTATTTCCAGCGCCTGGCCAGCAGCCTGGGTTACCACATCGACATTGCCGAGCCGCAGCCCTTCCGCGCCGGCATCAACCGGGCCGGTGACATGCTGCATTCGAGGGAACACACCATGAACAGCCTGATCTTTGACGGTCACATCACCCGCCTGCAACGCAACTGCGACACCTTCCATACTCTGCAATTACCAGCGTTGACCCCACGCCCGCCCGGTGAAGACGGCACGCAGCAAGGTGCGCCCCTGCGCATCCGTTACCTGCCAGCCGAACCGGCCGACAAGTCAGTGCTGGAGCTGGATGATGCCGACTACACCTGGCAATTGAATGCTGAGCAGATCGCCGAGCTGGAAACCTTCATTACTGACTTTGACCCGGCCACGGCCATCGCCTGGCCACCGCCGTTACCAGCTGATGAGCAAGAACGGCTCACCCGCGCCGAACGTGACCGCCGTCTGCTGGCCACCGACTACCTGCTGATGCCGGACTACCCGATCAGCACTGCCGATCTGGACGCAGTGAAAGCCTACCGCCAGCAGTTGCGGGATTTGAGCAATGCGCCGGAGTGGCCAGATGTAGCGTGGCCGGTGCTGCAATTACAGGGAGAAGAGAAACCAGCGTTAGCGACACCGCAGGATTAACGATAAACAGAGACAGCGACCGGCCATGATGCGTCAACATCAGGCCGGCCAGCTGACCCGCAGTCATAGTCTGCAAGTCACCCCAAGGCTGCCACTTTCAGCGCTGAAAGCTCCGACAGTCTAACGGTTAAACGGTCAACGACCACCTTGCCGATGTCACTACCCGAAATCCGCTGCGGCCATTGCGGCCGCAAACTCGCCGAGGGCCACGTACTGGTCCTCAGCATTAAATGCCCGCGCTGTCGGGTGCTAAATCATTACCAGGCCACGAGCCATTCTCCAGCGCACCAGGGCGTGCCAGACAGGACACCACCTGATGCACAGCCAACCCATCATTCCCTGGCTGGGCGGTAAGCGCCGCCTGGCCGACAAACTGCTACCGCTGTTTCCGCCACATGACTGCTATGTCGAACTGTTCTGTGGCGGCGCAGCTCTGTACTTCCTGCGCCATCACCCTGCCAAAACCGAAGTGCTCAACGATGTGAACGGTGAACTGGTCAACCTGTACCGCGTGGTGCAACACCATCTGGAAGAATTCGTCCGCCAGTTCAAATGGGCCATCAGCAGCCGCGAAGTATTCAAGTGGCAGCAGATGACCCGCCCGGAAACCCTCACCGACATCCAGCGCGCCGCCCGTTTCTACTACCTGCAGCAACATGCCTTCGGCGGCAAGGTGCAGGGCCAGACTTATGGCACGGCTACCACCGCCCCGATGATCAATCTCTGCCGCATTGAGGAGAACCTCAGCGCCGCCCACTTGCGCCTGGCCGGCACCAATATCGAAAACCTGCCCTGGGACGAATGCCTGCAGCGCTACGACCGCAGCCACACCTTCTTCTATGCCGACCCACCGTACTGGCAAACCGAAGGCTACGGCGTCCCCTTCGGCCTGGAGCAATACCAACGCCTGGCCAGCCTGATGCAAAGCTGCAAAGGCAAAGTGATGGTGAGCATCAACGACCACCCCGACATCCGCGCGGTGTTTGACGGCTTCTGGATGGAAGGGCTGGAAATCAAATACAGCACTGGCAACAGCCACGGCGCATCGGAAAGCAGCAAAGAGCTGGTGATCACCAACTGGCAGCCGGAGGTGATGGGCGGATTGTTCTAAGGGCAAAAACAAAGGGAGCTTATGCTCCCTTTTATGCATTGTGGATTGGGCGTAAAGTAGCGGGATTCGGCAAGGCGCGGTCACCGAGGAGGTTGCTCAAATGCAGCTTAGGTAAGAAAAGCCCGTAGAATTACAGCCGTGAGTACGGCTGGCACAATTCCTGGCTATTTAGGATATAAGTATCCTGCCCATGTTTTACGGTTGCAATGCTGCCTGCTTTACCTGATTAGGCCACACACAACAGAGATCTATTATGGCGACACTGAATGAAAAGCCCGTTCGTTTGTTAATGCAGGACATGGCTACATCGATGGGCCTTAATCCCGGCCAGAGCTTTACCCGCGAACAAGCTGTTCAGTGGTTCGCTAAGAACTATCCCAATATTAAACCGGCAACAGTTGCTGCACACCTGATCCGACTCTCAATCAATGCTCCCTCTCGACTACAATACAGCGCGCGTGCCGATTGGTCGGATGACAAGTTCTTCAAAATTGACAGCACACATTTTCGTCTATATGAGCCTGGCCGAGATCCGACGCCAATATCGGAGTTAAGCCCGGTTTCTGATGATCCTATAGAGCAGTCTATCGAGGGCTCATCTGAATTCGCTTACGAACACGACCTTCGCGACTATTTAGCAAGAAATCTCTATTTGATTGACCCATCTCTCCGACTATATGCGGATGAAGGGATTACTGGAGTTGAGTTTCCAGTAGGCGGTCGTTTCATCGACATTCTAGCCACAGATGGAGAAGGTTACGTTGTCATTGAGTTAAAAGTCTCCAAAGGATATGACCGCGTTGTCGGGCAACTCTTACGGTACGTCAGTTGGATCAAAAGAAACCACGCTGAACCTGGGCAACGTGTTCGAGGAATTATTGTAGCCAAGCAAATCGGCGAAGATCTGCGCCTCGCATGCGCGGAAGTACCATCAGTCTCACTTTATGAGTACGCGCTTTCTGTAACCCTCAAGCCAGTGACTCTGGAGCAGTGATGCGAGGTATCCCCGTCCACTTTAAAAGCGTGTGATATCCTGCTGATCGATCATCTGTCCACAGCCGAATTTGTCGTTCAACGCGGATGCTGTGGCAGAACTTACATCTAGCATTTTCATAGTCTGCTGCGGTGTCCACCGCACTTCTTACGACCACACTGGTTTACTAGGGTATTTCCCGTGCGCTGACCGTCGCCTTCGGATCGTTTGAAAATCTTACGGTGGACTGCTAGCGGCCATGAGCGGTCATTGCTTAGATATGAAGCCAAAGACCTAGGTTCGGCCAAAGCGATCAGTGTGAATAAATTGCCAAGTTTATTTGAAAAGAAAATGTCCTGATGCTACATGAAATTGCCGAGTAAGTTCAGATCGGAAATAATGAAACGACAAAATACGATGAAGAATTTAATTATGAAACTCTACTGCACTTGCTTGTGGCGTTGGTAAATTTTGCATATATTGAAAATTAATAAATTGCACTTTCCTTAAAGAAAACCAGCTGGAGTTGTGTGTGAGCAGCCTGAGGATGGGCAAATTGCAATGTAAAGTCCGATTTGTTTTTTAATTTGTGAAGCGCGACTTTTTATTTTTGATTTGAGTGTGTGGCGTAAAAAAAATTAGCAAGGATTAAATACGTGAAAAAAATAAACATTTATTTAAAATTCTTACCGATATTTTATTTCCTCGCATGGCTAATATTATTGTTTATCTTTTTTTAAGCTATCCGGTTAATTTGGCTATTGCTTTTATTTTACCGTTTTTTGTACTAATCGGGTCAATTTTAATTTCTGGCTTCTGTACATCCCAATCAATAAGTACTCGCGCATTAATGTTTTTGTGGATGCCATTCATTGTGATTTTTACTATTGGGGCCTTAGAAATTCCTATCGGTCGAATGAGAGCTATGATTGAGTTCAAGATGATCGAAAAGCAATTATTGGTTGATGCGGACAAAACGCCGAAAAATGAGCATCAATGGGCCTCTTGGCTAATCAGCGGAGATAATAACTATTTTTTCTACTCACCAGCAGTTCAATTTAAAACTGGTGACGATATCAGTCATTACAGTTTTTCATGCAGGTGCCATCAAAATGGAAGCGTTATTAGGGTAAAGGGTGATTTTTATTATTTTATACTCTATATGTAAATATGACTGTTTACAGAAAATTAGATTCAACAATGAAGATCATTTATTTTAAACAACATACCGCTTCTTCGTAAGAACTTAATGACAGTCATATCTTTTCCGTTGCTACAAAGTGCCACCATGCTCAGCGATAAAGATATTCCATAAAAATTCGCTCCTAGCAAATGACCAGCTTCGCCACCCGGTATTTATGTAATAAACCCAGCCAAAGTATCTCCATATGTAGTTTCAGCTTATTTTAATTATTATAATTTGGTGCCGCAGTTCCAATTCTTTGGTTCAAAATATCAATTTCTGAATAATATTGACTCAACTGGATTGGCTCAGACACAGGATTTCTTTGCGTGCCGTGCGCGACTGATGCAGTCACCAGCATGAGCCAGGTCTTCCGTCAGTATTACGGCGGCACCGCTGGCACCACCGGCTTTGCCGCACAGGCTACCCAGGACGCTAACCACGACGGCATCATCAACGCTTCCGAGGCAATCTGGAGCCCGTTGTGAGTGTGCGTGGATGGAAATGGGAACAGGGTGTGTCAGCTTTTCAAGCGGATGACCATGGCGCAGGCCAGGAATGCCATGGCTGCTGTGACTGCAAAAGTCGTCATTCTTACTCAGGTCGGAAATTGTCCTCTTTGGCCGACCAACAGCCGGTTGAGAAGCCTGGCAGGCGGCAGTTCGGCCAAAGCAGAAGTCCACCTAGCAGTGCTCGGATGGCTGCTTTCGCAAGGAAACCAGTCGGAGTATCTAGAAAGTCGGGCCAGTTCAAACAAACCCTTTTTCTTAACAGAGTCAGCCAAGGATCTAGCAACAACAGCCACGATGCTTTTACTCCCTATCCAGCTCAACCAATTTCTTAATTTTTAACGCCTTCTCGAAATGGTCTAGCTTGTGCGTTTCTATCCACCACCGCGCAGCCTC